AGATAACTAAGAGCGCCGGGAGTTGTCGGTTGGTTAGCAACAGGACTAATGCCCATAGAGGTGCCATTAGATGACGTTGTGGAACCCCAGTTGTTAGCTCCAGCGATGCCATAAAGGTTCTGCACTGGTGACCACATGTTCTGGATGTTGCCTTGGTATTTGGCGAGAGCGTTACTGAGGCCTGCCTGATTGAGGTTCTGTAAGCTTGAGCCAGCTCCAGAATATAAGTTGCTTAAGTTCTGCTGGTCGTTGATGCCTTGAGACATCATTGATGAACCAGCGCCACCAAGACTAGACCCTAGTTGACCAGCGTTACTAAGCGCACCTAATTGCTGCTGGTTTTGCGTTTGTGCAGCCCCAAGACCTTGGTTCCATGCGTTACCGTAAAGGTTCGCTGCGTTTGCTGATGTTTGTTGCGCAAGTCCACGGTCGATAACACCTTGAGCTAAAGCAGCTCTATCGGAATTTAGGTTACCAGAAGAAGCCGCTGATCTATAAAGGTTTGGTATGTCGTTCTCAGAGATAGATTGAGCGCCCTGAGCGGCAGCAGCTTGTACTTGCTGGTTGATATATGGATTACTAGCATACTGATTGGCGGTATTAATGTTATTTTGGGTTTGGTTAGTTGACCCAAAGTTGTACAGACCATTCGCAGCGTTGGTGCCTGTGTTATAATTGGACAACAGGCCCTGACCAGTGTTTATCTGGTTGTTACCAACGTTCGCTGCACCACCCTGAGCAAAGTTAGTCGCCTGATTGATGGCGTCATATTGCGGCTGTGTGCCACCAGCGATGTAGTCGCCATTGTAGTTACCCATGCCTAGTTGTTGAGCATAAGCATTCTGTGCGCCACCAAAAGCTTGTGTCAATGCGCCTACTTGTGGTGCCCATGAGGGTGCTGATGTACTGGTTGAACTTGTGTTCTGTACGGTCGGAAGGAAATTATAAGATGTCAAAGGGTAGCCCCCTATTGAGGGGTCGTTGCCCCATAATAATTATTTTGGTTCGATCTGTTTTGTCTGGACATTCACTTTATAAGTAGTGATGTCGTAAATATCTGTCGCAAATAACGTAGGTTTACCAGCGTCTATCTCAGCTTGGACATGCTTGTCGTCCATGTATCCTGAGCAGCCAATAACACCTGTTTCTGGATTGTATCGAATAAAATTCATCGTGCTAACTCTACGACACTCATTGCTAATGTAACTGATGGATCTAATGTGGATCTGGTATAAAAGGTAACTGTTTGATCTGATCCTGTAGTGTTTTTATAGAAAGCAACGCCAGTTTGACCAAATGTCACATAGTTTCTGAAGTGGTTCCATCCATAAAATCCACCACCATATGTACCGGTTGCGGAATTTGACGATCCAGTAAATTGTCCCATAATTGCAAAAGACGATGAGGTAGTTGCACCACCTATTATTCTGTCAATATATAATGTTCCAGAATTTTGAACATTTGTAGATGGGTCTGATGGAACGTTTGTTGTACCATAAATGTTAGATAAGTAGCCTTCTGTACTTTGTGATGATCCAGCACTACAATTAGCAATAACTTGAACGGTAGCTCCAGCTCTAACTGTAACTAGAACAGATGTCGGTGATGCTGTAGTATTGGTACCACTAACAAAGTTGGCTGTTGAAACAGCATTAGTTGTAATGTTAGTTGTAGTTACACCATTAGTTCCAGTTCCAATCTGAGCACCAGTGACACTACCAGTAACCAACAAATTACCGTTAATAGTACAATTAGAGTCAATAATGAGATTAGAATAGTTTTCAGAAAGACCAGTCGAACTATTAATTCGTTTGGCACCTATAAGCTTTACAGAGCCAGCGGGTTGTCCATCAATGGTTCCCTGCACTCTCCATTCATAAGATAAACTTGATGCTGTGTTGTATGCGTTTGTTGCGGTAGAACTAGCTGTAGTAGCTGTAGTATTCGCTTGGTTAGCTGTAGTTTGCGCTGTACCAGCATTTGTGTAGGCTGCATTAGCTGTAGTGGTAACACTAGCTATCTGTCCGACATACTGAGTGTATGCTCCAGAACTATTATCGTTCCACTGACTGTTATACCAAACGTAAGGCTTAAAGTTCTCTGTGGTCTTAAACCATGTGTCACCATTCTGACGACCAGATGTACCGGGGTCAGACGTATAGACACGACTAGTTCCCGCTGATGCAGTCATGATGTAAGACGCAAGAGAACTATCGGCAGTGGATCTAACTGATTGCTCAGTCGTCAGGTCAGCACTGGATGCTCTCGTAGTATCCGTATTGACGATCCACGAGGTTCCATTCCAGAAATAAGGTGCATTACCGTTAGAGGTGTCATACCATAAGTCACCAACCTTACGGTCAGCAGATGTTGGTGCAGTGTTTTGACGATAGATACGTTGTTGGGCAACTGTCGTATTGAGACTGTTAACTGATTGAACAAGTCCAGACGTTGAGCCACCAACAGTAGTAACCAAAGCCGACACATCGTGCGTTAAGCCAGCCGTAGAGTCACCTACAGCAACTTTAAGCGCACCTACGTCCTTTACTAGACCCGTAGTACTATCGCCTACAGTAGACGTTAGTGTGCTTATGTTCGACGTATAGACAGCGTAGTTGCCGACATTGTTGGAGTAAGAACCATTGCTGTTATCACGCCAGTCATAGGTGCCTGTAGTTGCACTTGGAGTGCTACGTGCCCACACATAGGGCTTGTAGTTATTGGTGGAACTATCGAACCATACGTCTCCGGGCTGACGACCAGTGGAACTAGGCGCACTTGTAGCAACATAGACACGAGAGGAACCAGAGGACATCGTGAAGAGCTGTGTGGCTAGTGCGTCATCACGAGTAGCTCTAGTTGTCTGTTCAGTGCTGATAGCAGCCGTATTGGTGTTAACAGTAGACGTAACGTTATCAATTCGCGCACCAAGTGCAGTATCTGCTGATACACGAGCTGTCGCTTCTGAATCAATAATGACAGCAGCGGAGGAACTAGTGGTCAACACTAAGTTATCAATACGTGAACCTAATGCACTGTCAGCAGTCGCTCTAGCAGATGCTTCAGAGGTGATTGCTGAACTATTGGAACCAACAGTAGCTGTTAAGCTGGTAATAGATGACGCTAAGGCACTGTCAGCAGTTGTTCGTGCTGTAGTCTCAGTAGTAACTAACGCTTGAGCTGAAGCTAAAGTTTGTGCAGCTACAGTTTGCGTGTAAGTAGCTTGTGCATTGTCCCCGTTTACACGAGCAGTTGACTCTTGTTGGATAAGAGCCTGAGCTGTTGTGTTATTGTCTGCTATACGAACGACATGAGACTTACTAGCCGTTTCAATTTTTGTTAGCTGGTCTTCAAGGTAGGTATAGTGAGACTTTTCGTCGATAGGAGGTGGAGACTTGATGTATGTGTCGAGTGGCTTATCCGTCATTACCTATGTCCAAATACCTGATAATCTAAATCCCAACCAGACAAACTAAAGTCCTGTATGCCTTCATAGGTAATCTTCAAACTCAAGTATTTACCGGGGGCATTGAAATCGAGCTTGTTATAAACAGAGCCATCGAAAGTCATCGAGTGGTCGTAGACAGCTTGAACGTTGGGTGCATCAGAGCTTCCCCAAGTAAAAGTCAAAGCTGGAGCGCCAGTAGCAAAGGTTGCTTCGGGCCACATCTGGTTGACTACTTTGTAGCCACGTAGCTCTTTTGAAATTTCATCCATGTCCATGAGTTTATTCTCAATGAACACTGGAGCTGTAGCAATTGTATCTAGAACACCCACACCCTGCACAATGTTAGCAGCCTCAAACACATGTACTTTAGGTGTTGTAGAAAACGTAGGTGTTGTTGCTCCAGTAGCTACAGTCATAAGGTAAAGCTGTGAGCCATCGAAGTATGAGTTATAGGAACCACCCACTGAGTCATAGGTTAGTGTCGGCATGTCAGCAAAGCTAGAACCAGAGAAGGTAATGCCTCTTGCTGCACCATTTACATACGGTAAGTCATAGAAATACCAAGTATCATAGACGTAGTTGTAGACCGCAGCTCTATTGCAACCGGGGTAACCTACAGCATTGCCAATTGGGAACTTACAGTATTCATCTCGTGACACATAGCAGAACAGAACTTCACCCTGCTTCGCATTGTTTATGACGAAGAACTGATTGGCGTATAGTTTGACCAAGTTATTGAAGATAAAGTCACGTACACGCCCCATAGCTATGGATTTATTCTGGTAACCATCGTGGGACCAGATGTCCTCATTACCGAAGACATAGTGGATGGAGTTGTGTTCAGACACACAGTTCTGGTTGATGACACCCCTGTTATTGAACAGACGACGATAGTTGAACATCAGGGTATCACCCCGATACTCCATGATCCATGTCTCGTTACGAGCATAAAGGATCAGTCGGTCACGCAACGGCCACCCATCTAACAATGGATCTTGAAGGTCACCTAAGACGTTCTCTGTTGCACTGTTAGTCGTTGCAGCAGTCCATGCTCCCGGTGGGCTATCAAAGACAGTGAAGTCAGAAGTCTTCACCATAGTAGGATAACGCACACCATTCTTGGTGACGTTAAGTGCTACCAGACAACCTTGGAAGGAACGCAGAGCCTCACAGCGCCACGTTGAGTCCCAGTTAGGTAGGACAGCAAACGTTGAGCCACCTGTGGTCTTATACCAAGGCACACGGTCAGACCTATTCACATAAACAACATCGTTGAGGATAGTCGCTGTGTATACAAGGTCACTAGAAGCTGCCGACCAACTAGAGGGACTAATGTTCGTCTCTGTAGGCGCTGTGCCGGGACTAGATGCCGCCCAGTTGATTACGGTTCCATCTCTGTTGAGAACAAGGAACTGAGAGCTATCATTAAGTAGTTTATAGGCAATACAGAAAGAAGGGCTGGTGTTGCTCAGGGAACCCACAGAGTTGAAGATGGGTCCACGTTGGATACGGTTGTTGGTGAAGCGAACGTTAGATCCCATCGTGAACGCTGTGATGGGGAGGTCAACTGGTGACCAATCGGTGTTGACACCAAGTTTACCGATGTCACGCACAGGCACGATAGTCATTAGACCTCACAGCTTCATGATGTAGGCAAGAGCGTAATATGGTGGCACTGTTGGCACTACTGAAGATACAGCAGTGTTGTTGTGGATATGAGAACCATCACCACCAACTGAACTCTCAGTAGCCGTAATTCCAGTTTTGTTACTTGCGATAGTGATACCTGTTTTAACTGCACTGGTTAACGCACCTGAGTTAGAACCAGTTACACCGCCTGTCGCTACGGTACCATACAGAACTGGAGAACTGTTTGGTGAACTGTAGGTATGCTGATGTGCGTTCTCGTTAACATCATGGCTATGTGCGGTCTCATTAATGGTAATAACATGACTATGACTAGGCATCTGATTGCTTGTCAGTGTCACAGCCTGATTAGTAACCGTGATAGTAGGAGTGTTACTGGCTGCACCTCCAGTTGCACCTACTGCATATGAGGTACCAGCACACACAACAAACTTATTGGTTAGGTCAGGTGTCGTTACGTTACCTGAGCCATCTACCTTGGCTACCGTCTGTCCGTTACACAAAGCCCAACCAGAAGGAACAGAAGTCGTAGAACCAGACCACAGGAGGATACAGCCAGTTGGCACAGTGCCTGTGTTGAGCTGAAGCTGTGTAGCTGACACAGGTCCAGTAATGTTTGGGAAGGTTGTCTGAAGGACTGACTTAAGTAATCTTATGTGGTCGTCAGCTTGACCTACAGGATCTGAACCGGGAGGATTAGATGAGTTAAGGTCGCTAATGTAGGAAGCGGTTTCAATAGCCAAAACAAAATGTCCTTTAGTATAACCTTAGGTATCTAATGGTTATCAAAATGAATAACAGAAAGAATAAAACGACTAAGACGTAACAAGTTAGTAGTATCGTTGGTATCTTTGGGTTGTATTAAGTCGAAATGCTGACCCAAAGCAGATTCAACGTATCTAACGATCTACTGATTTGAACAGAATATCTTAGTAGTATTTTCAATCGATCAATCTATCGATATCTAAAGATGCTCTTAAGGTCGCTCAGGATCGATAGTGTCTTATTGTATCTTTAGGTATCGTTAGGGTGGGCTTTAGGTCGGTCAGGAGTATGTGGCGAAATCGTGGAAGACATCATGGGCCTTCGGCCACTTGGGGTTCATAACTCTGCATTTGAGCAGGGTTCTCCTCTATAGTGTGTGTCTGATACCCATTTCCCGTGGATCATATTGATTCTAAAGGATTCCATCCGACATGCGCAGTTTTTTCAGTTTGATGGCTTTATGATTGTAGACAAGCGGTCTTAGAGGGGCGCTCAGAGAAACAACACGAGCCTTTTTAGACAAACAACAGCGGCGGGGCTTTAGCGGAATTTTTGAAATAGGGATGGCAGTGTGATTGCTGGATGACGAATGACTGAGGGACCCGCAACGCAATCATGATGATGTCTTGTTGTATCAATAAGTCACGCATGAATTGATTGATCTTGTTGTTATGTCACGATGTCAAAGGATGTCATAACCTTGCACATGCAATACAATGTGAGTGCATGTGATAATTCATCAGACATGTGAAAACATTTCGCAGCTCATTGAATACGTAAAGATAAAATAACACTGCGTATTCATTTCATTTTGTCCTGTCCATAATCTGTTACAAATGGCCTATCGATCGACCTGGCATACCTAACTTAACTTATTGATATTAAACGATTTTAAATGACCATGATATAAGTAGTTGATTTCATTGCGTTTACCCAACGAATCACCTCCGGATACCTTCCCGTAACCCATTGATTTCATTGAGTTCACCAGATCACCTTGTATCCAAAGAGCTCATAATACCATCTGACTAACTCATTGATTTCATTACGTTTCAACAAGTCGCTTGAACCGATATGAGTCATGTGGCACAAGTAATCATCGAAACGCAAACAGAGGTAACACACCATGAACCGCCAGAAACTAAACCGCATTATCTCGCTGGTCCTCAATGCAATCAAGAAGGAACAAGGCGAACGTCGCGAAATGCTTCGCCAGTGCATTCGTAACCTTAATTCAGCGCGTTATTTCCTTAAACAACAAAACGAAAAATATGCGCGCTTTCATGCAGAGCTTGCGTTCAACTATCTCAAACAAGCGAGGGCAATGTAATGGACATCATCGAATTAACATTGGCCGCAATGCTTGCCACAGTCGTCTTCACTCAAATGGTAGGGGGTTAAAATGAAGATACCTAGTTGGATGGATTTCACTCACGAGTCCTTCAATAACGAATGCTCGTTAATTCTTTTAGGCCTAGGGTTTTGGGCCTTCTCTCCTAATCTGTGTGTAGCTCGTAACCAGTGAACAAACTTATGGACATGCGTAGTCGTGTCCATTTGTGAGTCCATTGACTCATAACCTAACACAAGGACACACGACAATGGCCGCTTTCAATTATGCATTCAGCCGCAAGTCACGCAACGTAAAAACTGGTGACATACCTGTCACGACTAGTGACTCACGCACATGTCCTAATGCTTGCCCATTGAAAGAGAGTGGCGCGTGTTATGCGGCGCATGGTCCCCTTGGCATGTTTTGGAAGAAAGTAGATACAGCCCATGTGACAACAAAGGGCACGACATCAGCTATCACTTGGCGTGAATTGTTGGATAACGTGTCATCCCTGCCAGACGGGCAACTGTGGCGCCATAATCAAGCGGGTGACTTGCCGGGCGAAAATGATTCAATTGATAGCGACGATATGCTTGCATTGATTGAGGCGAATAAGGGCAAGCGCGTATAAAACGCCAGACAGTCCATGATTGGCGTGACGAAGCGTTTTATAACATGTCCCTCAAGAAGGTAATCAACTGTAAAAGCCCCTACTCAGGCTAAAGCGTTTGATTATA